GCGACCAGCAAGAGGCCAAACAACAGCAGGCTCAGCAACAAATGCAAGACCCGATTGTTCAGATGCAGATGCAGGAACTCCAGATCAAACAGGGCGAACTTCAGCTCAAACAGCAGAAGATGCAGACCGAGGCAGCAGCCAAGGCTGATCAGCTCCGCATCGAAGAGTCTCGGATTGAAGCTCAGAAAGAGATCGCCGCCATGCAGGTGGGGGCTTCAGCAGCCGCTGCGCGAGACAAACTCAAGCAGCAGATGGAGTCGGAAGGTGTTCGTATGGGGATGGACGCTGCCAAACATCGCGCTCAAATGTCCATGCAGCAGCGCCAGTATGACACTAGGTCTACTAGAAAGGATAAAAATTGAGCGATCACGCACTCTTATCCGTCACAGTCAGGGAGATTAATAAGCTCCGGGACGATCAGGTATCCCACCTTTCAAACGGTGGTGCAAAAAGTTTTGACGAGTATCGTCATGTCTGCGGGGTTATCCGGGGTCTTACCCATGCAGAATCCATAATTAAAGACCTCGTGCAAAGATCGGAGATGAGTGATGATTGATTTTGACGTCGCTGCGGTAGACCTGTCGGGTATTTTAAACAAGACATCCGAACAAAAAGCCAAGCAGCTGCCTGATCCTAAGAGATTCATGATGCTCTGTGTCATACCTGATGCACCTGAAGAGTTTGAAGATAGTGCGCTGATTAAAGCTAGTCAGACTATTCACTACGAAGAGGTGCTTACCCCTGTTCTGTTCGTCGTCAAGCTTGGGCCTGACTGCTACAAAGATACAACCCGGTTCCCCAGTGGGCCGTCGTGCAAGGAAGGTGACTTTGTCATCGTCCGACCAAATTCAGGAACCCGCCTGAAAATTCATGGCCGTGAATTCCGGATCATCAACGATGACTCGGTTGAAGCAGTTGTGGAAGACCCGCGTGGTATTACGCGTGCATCGTAAGGAGTAAATCATGGCAACAAAATTTGACGATGACTATGAGTTTCCTGATGAAAAGGAAACTAAGCAGGCGAAAGCTGCTGCTGAAGAGGACAAACTTGATATAGAAATTGAGGACGATACCCCCGTACAAGATCGTGGTCGCAAGCCCATGAGAGAACCGGTGGAGGAGCCCACGGAGGACGAACTCGCCACATACGACGAGAAAGTCCAAGCCCGTATCAAGAAGTTCACCCGTGGATATCACGACGAGCGACGCGCCAAAGAAGAAGCCCTGCGAGAGCGGGAAGCAGCTGAGACGTACGCCCGGCAGGTTCTCGAGGAGAACAAGAAACTTCAACAGCAGCTCTCTACTGGGAGCAAGGCGTATATTGAGACTTCACAGGAGGCAGCAGCCGCTGCGCTGGTCGCCGCCAAGAAGAAGTACAAAGAAGCCTACGACTCTGCGGACCCGGACGAGTTGGCCGACGCACAGGCAGAAATTACGCGGGCAACGCTCAAAATAGAGCGTACGTCTGATATGAAGCCTATTGAGATAGAAGAGCGAGAGTTTAAAGCTCCAGTTGACACTGCGCCGAAGGTCAACCCACGGACGCAACGTTGGATAGAAAACAACAGAGACTGGTGGGGTAGAGACGAAGAAATGACGTCTGCCGCACTGGGGCTTGACAAGAAATTACAACGCGAGTATGGTGTCGAATATATTGGTAGCGCAGATTACTTCAAAACAATCGACCGCACCATGCGTAAAAGATTTCCTGAGCATTTTGAAGATGTTCAGAGCGACGAGGAAGAATATGACCCGCCTCCTAGAAAGAGGTCAGAACCGGCTTACGAGGATGAAACCACGCGCCGTGCAACAAAGCCAAGTTCCGTTGTGGCACCTGCCACCCGGAGCACACCACCTAACCGTATTCGGTTAAAGGCATCCGAAGTGGCGATAGCTCGCCGTATTGGGGTGCCAGTAGAAGAATACGCAAAACAGGTTGCTTTACTTAGAAGGAATGAATAATGGAACAGCAAACACAAAACCGTAAGAGTCGTGATTCTGAAACCAGAGTAGAAATGCTGCGCCCACAGATGTGGCGTGCGCCTGAAACTCTGCCATCACCCGACCCTCGACCTGATTGGACGCACCGTTGGGTACGTACAAGCACTATGGGTGTAGCTGATCCGGGCAACATTTCGTCGAAGTTACGCGAAGGATACGAACCCTGCAAAGCAGAGGATTATCCTGAGCTCATGATGCACGCTTCCACTGAAGGTCGTTTTAAAGGAACGATTGAAGTGGGTGGTTTGTTGCTCTGCCGCATCCCGTCTGAGTTTTTGGTACAACGTATGAAACACTACGATGAAAAGAACAGAATGCAGATGGAATCAGTGGACAACACTTTTCTCCGTGATAGAGACGCTCGATCTAATATGGCGATGATCGTCGATAAAAAGTCGAAAGTCACTTTCGGTTCTGGTACATAAATTTTAGGAGTCATTAAATGGCAGCTACAGCTTCTCCCTATGGGCTACGTCCCATTAACCGTATTGATGGCATGCCTTATGCTGGTGCAACTCAGACTTTTCTGATTGACCCTGCTGGCGAAGCCACCAATATTTTCTATGGTCAGGTGGTCATTATTGGCGCGGACGGCTATTTAGCCATCTCTACCGCCACTGGTGCCGACATTACGACCAACAACCTTGGCGGCAGCGGCATCGGTGCGATCGGCGTTTTCGTCGGTTGCCAGTACGTCAATGCACAAGGTCAAGTGATTAACTCTCAGTACTACCCCTCCGGCACAACCGGTGTGGTAACAGCTAAGGTTATTACTGACCCAAGCGTTGCGTTCCAAGCACAGCTAGATGGTTCTGGCGCTCAATCCGTTTTGGGCACTAACACCTTCTTTGCCGCTGTACAAAGCACCAGCACAGGTTCCACTACAACTGGTAACTCAACCAGCGCTTTGGACGCTACAGTGCAAACCACTGCTGCGGCTTTCCGTATTGTGGGCTTTGTTGAGGTTCAAGGCTTCTCGGCAATCGGCGATGCGTTCACTGATGTGTTGGTTAAGTTCAACCCCAGTGCTCACTCGTATTTAAACAACGTCGGTTTGTAAGGAGCTAAATCATGGCTATTTCACGCGCACAACTACTTAAAGAACTCCTCCCCGGATTGAATGCTTTGTTTGGCATGGAGTACGCTCGCTACGGTGAGCAACACAAGGAAATCTACGAGACTGAAACCTCTGAGCGTTCCTTTGAGGAAGAAACCAAGCTGTCCGGCTTTGGTGCTGCACCTGTCAAGAGTGAGGGTTCTGCCATCGCTTATGACAACGCGCAGGAAGCTTTCTCTACCCGCTACACGCACGAAACCATCGCCCTTGGCTTCAGTATTACTGAAGAAGCGATCGAAGATAATCTGTACGACAGCTTGTCTTCACGCTACACCAAGTCTTTGGCTCGCGCTATGGCGTATACCAAGCAGACCAAGGCTGCGGCTGTTTTGAACAACGGTTTCACCAACTCTTCCGCTTATTACGGTGGTGATGGCGTTCCTTTGTTTAGCACTTCGCACCCAACCGTAGGCGGTGGTGTTAACTCCAACACTCCTTCGACCCAAGTTGATTTGAACGAGACTTCTTTGGAAGCCTCCGTTATTCAGATCGCTGCTTGGACGGATGAGCGTGGTCTGTTGATCGCTGCTAAACCTCGTAAGCTGATTGTTCCACCTGCGTTGCAATTCGTTGCTACTCGCTTGTTGGAAACTGGTCTGCGTGTTGGCACTGCTGACAACGACATCAATGCGTTGAAAAACAACGGTTCAATCCCCGGGGGCTACACCGTCAACAACTATTTGACCGACACCAACGCTTGGTTCATCTGCACAGACGTGCCTAACGGTTTGAAGCACTTTGTGCGTACACCGATGACTAATAACATGGATGGTGACTTTGACACGGGTAATGTCCGTTACAAGTCCCGCGAGCGTTATAGCTTCGGCTGGTCTGATCCATTGGGTATGTTCGGTTCGTCCGGTTCGACCTAAGCCCTCGGGCTTATTAGAGAGGGCTCCTTCGGGGGCCCTTTTTATTTGTTGCACACACCCAAATAAAGTGATATATTGCAGCTAATCCGGACTTTCCGGTGTATCTAACAGTTCCGGCTGACGACATGCAGATAGATACACCTAACTTGCATGTAAGGAAAAATTATGGCACGCACTACGTTTCAAGGCCCAGTTCGTTCATTGGGCGGTATCTATCAACAAGGCCCAGCCGCTGTTGTTGAAATCACAACCAGCACCACATTAAGCCCCGAAGCTCACGGCGGTCGTATCATTTCTGTTGGTGGCTCTTTGGCCGCTGCATTGACATTGACGCTTCCCGCAATCAATGTTTCGACCAACCCAACCACGTCTGGCCCCGGTCAAGACCCCAATACGCTGAACAACGAAGGCGTTGTCTACACCATCTGGGTTCCTACAACCATCTCCACTAGCTCGTTGAAAATCGGTGTTACCGCTGCGTCTGGTGACTTGTACGTTGGCGCTGTAATGTCTATTGATTCAGACACATCTGGTGCTGTGGTTGCTTTCTCTGCTAACGGCTCTTCCAATGACTTCATCAACTTGAACGGTACAACTACCGGCGGCGTTGCTGGCACATGGGTTCAGATTGTGGCGATTGCCGCTGACAAGTACATGGTGACTGGAAATGTTATTGGTTCCGGCACTGTCGCTACACCGTTTGCAGACTCTTAATCAACTCAAGGGGCTTCGGCCCCGTTTTTAAAGGAGATTGATTATGGGAATGCAGACTGACGTTAAATCTGGCCACCTTAACAACTCTGGTTTTGCCGTGTTGGGGCGAAACCGCCTCAAAGCCGTTTCTATGGTTGGCACAGCTACGGCTGGAACGCTGGACATTTTTGACACCACTACGGCACCTGTTTCTGCCACGTATGCAAGGACTGTTGCGGTTATTACCGTCACAAAGGTTGCCCACGGCTTGGCTACTGGGGATGTAGTTGGGCTAACTTTTGCCACTGCAAGCGGGTCATCCGGCACAAATGGCAACTACTCGATCACACGCACAGGCGCGGACACGTTCACCGTTACAGACATTAACTCTGGGACTATCGCGGGCGGGACAGCAGCGGCGTACGCATCACGGTGGGTTGCTAGCTACGACGTTGGCGCGGCTGACTTGTTCGGTAATTTTGCGTTGATTCCCGGCGAGGGGATACTGGTTAGAAACGGTATCTACCTAAGCATGTCCAACTTACTCTCCGCTAACGTGTACTATGGCTAAGAAAAAAGGCCCGGTTCTCTCGGTTGGTCGCGGCGAGAAGCTGCCGATCTCCAAGGGCGCGGGCTTGACTGCCAAAGGCCGTGCCAAGTACAACGCTGCTACGGGTAGTAACCTGAAGGCTCCACAGCCCCAAGGTGGTAAACGCAAGGATTCGTTCTGCGCCCGTATGAGCGGTATGCCCGGCCCGATGAAAGACGAAAAGGGTAAGCCCACCCGTAAGGCGGCTGCTCTTGCAAGATGGAAATGCTGAAATGACCGAAATTACGTTAACAGACCGCGAAGAAGCCATTGCCAGAAAAGCGGCGAAGCTGGCTATCGAAGAGATGTCTGGCGAGTTCTATAAAAAAGTTGGTAAGACCGTTGTAGAAAAAGCGCTTATTTGGATTGGTATGTTGATTGTCGGCTTTGTGCTTGGCAAAGGCTGGATCGTTAAGGTTTAATATGCCAGCAACAAGTGACAAGCAAAAGCGGTTCATGGATGCCGCAGCACACAACCCAGCGTTTGCCAAGAAGGCGGGCGTGCCTGTGTCTGTAGCCAAGGATTTCAGCGAGAAAAGCAAAAGCGTTAAGTTTGGTGGGTCTAAAACCAGACCTGATCTTCAGAAGGTAAACGAGCCAAAAACTCGTCAAGGTAAGACAGAACTTTTTAACAAAGGTGGCGATATGAAAGAATCTAAAGCAATGGTTAGTAAAGAAATCGGCTTCATGAAAAAAGCCGGTGCTCCTAAATCCATGATCAAACATGAGAAGTCCGAAATGGGTATGAAAAAGATGGCCTCTGGCGGCATGACAGCCGCACTTGCCAAACATGCTGGCAAACCCGCTTCTAAAGCCCACGCTGGCCTCAAAGATGGTGGCATGACCAAGATGGGCTCTGTTAAAACCAGCTCCAAGCCTGATGGTGTTGTTGTCAAGGGTAAGACCAAGGGCGCAATGATCAAGATGAAATCTGGCGGCAGAGCCTGTTAAGGACTCATCATGGCAAGCAAAAAAACCGGAAATTTAGCTGCTTTAGCCGCATTGGCCGGTCTTGCCTATATGGCTACTAGGGGCAAGGGCGAAGACAAAGCCAAAGACGTGGTTAAAAGCAGAAGCATGGACGTTAAACCCGTAGAAGCTAAGCCTGTGGAAGTTAAGCCTGTGGACTTGGGCGAAATCCGCGATGAAGAAGGTACTTTGTCAACACTTCGCCGTAACACTGAGACTGGTGAGCTGTACGACCCCGGTGTACAAAATGCAGCAGGTAGACAAAACCGAATTAACGCAAATGTTAACAACCCCGGATATTCTACGGGCATGAAAAAAGGTGGTGTAGTCAAGAAGATGGCTTCTGGCGGCATGACCTCTAAACGCGGCGATGGTATTGCTCAGCGTGGCAAGACCAAAGGTACCCAGATCAAAATGAAAGGTGGGAAATAGTCATGGCTAAATCAGAATTTGGTTCCGCGTTTGCTGCTGCTCGTAAAGCAGGAGATAAAACTTTTGAGTTCAATGGTAAAAAATACACTACCGAGACGGCTGACGAATCTGGAGCGGCAAAAAAAGCTGCCCGTGATTCAGGTATGCGTAAACAAAGCGATATGATTTCTGCTCTCAAAAGCGCAGAAAGAAATGCACCCGAAGAAACTTCTGCTATGGCGCGGCAAAAAATGGCGGGCGCTACTAAGGCAGCGGTTGATAAGTACAAAAACGCAGATTCTGAAGAGTCAATGCGCGGCTACAAGGCTCGTTACACTCCATCGGCGTTGGCCCCACGAACTTCACAAGGTTCGGTTCCGCTTAATAGCTCACTTTCTATGGACGAAGAAGGTATGAAACGTGGTGGAAAAGTTAAGAAGATGGCTTCTGGCGGTTCAGCTTCTTCACGCGCAGACGGTATCGCCACCAAAGGCAAAACTCGTGGAAAGATGTGCTGATATGGCACAGCCGTCTGAGGAAATTAAACAAAAGTTAGCGCAACTCCGCGAGGAGTTTGCTGCAAAGGCTTTAGTTGATCAACGCCAAAAACAAGCAATTTTGAACATGGAGCAAATGGCAAACCGCAACAAACCTCCGGTCTCTAAGGCTAAAGGCGGCGCAGTTTCTGCTTCTCGCCGTGCAGACGGTATCGCCACCAAAGGCAAAACCCGTGGAAAGATGTGCTAAATGAAATACCCCAAAGATACCCCAGTGGACGAGCCCGTGGCCAAGCCAAAGCAGGCAAAGGCCAAGACGTACCCTGACTCAGTCCCTGTGGACGAACCAGTGAAGAAATTGGCTTCCGGTGGTGTCACTCGTGCGGATGGCTGCATCTCTAAGGGCCACACAAAAGGCCGGATGGTGTAATCATGATGTCCAGCCGTGGCATGGGGGCCATAAACCCGAAGAAAATACCCAAAGCTAAAGCCGTCAAGATGGCTGAAGGCGGCAAAGTCAATGAAGCGGGCAACTACACCAAGCCCGGTCTTCGCAAGCGTATTTTTAACAGCGTCAAAGCCGCAGCAGTGCAAGGCACGGGCGCAGGTCAGTGGTCAGCCCGTAAGGCCCAACTAATGGCTAAACGCTACAAAGCCGCTGGTGGCGGCTACAAAGACTGATATGAAAGCCCCACAACAGTCTCTGAAGAATTGGGGCGACCAAAAATGGAGAACCAAAAGTGGTAAAAAATCTTCTGAAACAGGTGAGCGATACCTCCCAAGCGCTGCGATTAAAAGTCTCAGCCCTAGTGAATACGCTGCGACAACGCGTGCGAAGCGTGCTGGCAAAAAAGCCGGAAAACAATTCGTAGCCCAACCCAAAACGATTGCAAAGAAAACAGCAGGGTTTAGATAATGGCAAACACTTCCGGCTCTTCCTCGTTTAACCTTGACCTGACTGAGTTGGTCGAGGAGGCGTTTGAACGCGCCGGTAGCGAGATGCGTACCGGCTATGACCTGCGGACTGCTCGCCGTAGCCTGAACATCATGTTCGCTGATTGGGCCAATCGTGGCATCAACATGTGGACGATTGAGCCGGGCACCATCACCTTTGTGCAGGGCCAGAATACTTACGCGCTGCCATCTGACACTATTGACCTGCTTGAGCACGTCATCCGCACTGGCGGTAACGCAGCGTCTACGCAGGCAGACTTGACGATCACCCGGATCAGCGTTTCCACCTACGCCACGATTCCAAACAAGATTCAGCAGGCGCGGCCCATCCAAATTTGGATTCAGCGGTACAACGCACAAAGCTCGCCCACTGGTCTAACGCTAAACGGGAACATCACTGCGACAGACACAACAATCACCCTCAGTTCTACTGTGGGCCTACCCGCATCTGGCTTCATCAAAATTGACAACGAGACCATCAATTACGGCTACATATCAGGGAATACCCTAAACAGCTGTTTTCGTGCTCAAAATAACAGCACCGCAGCCGCGCATACCACTGCTACAGCCGTGTACTGGGAGCAGTTGCCCGCCGTCACTGTCTGGCCAACGCCTGACGGGTCGCAGACTTACGAATTGGTTTATTGGCGTCTGCGCCGTACTCAAGACGTTGGTGGCGGTGTCAACGTCATGGATGTCCCGTTCCGGTTCGTGCCTTGCATG